TCATTTTACATCAACATCCTTTTTCATAATTTTTGTGTGGTCAAATAATCCACTTGCTGACAGTCCGATGATGATTCCTTGAAATACACTTGTTTTGATATCTCCGCAAAAAAATAAAACGCCTAGCACAGTGCCAAGCGTTACATTCAATAGCGGAACATATTTTGTTTGTAATCCAATCGTTTTTCCGATTTGCGAAAGACCTACTACAATGCCAATCATTACTGTAATTTCAAACATTACATACCACCTCCCTTCATTAAGAAAGTGAGTGCTGCGCCTATAATTCCACCTACAATAAATCGTAAGATCCAGGTAGTATTAGCGCTGATTTTATCTAACTGTTTGTTGATATTGATAATGTCCTTTTCGTTACCAGTTGTTCGCATCTCTAAGCTTTTAATTTCTAAACGAATGTCCTTGATATCTTGCTTTATTTCTTGAACATCACTTCTTACTTCTTGTAATCCTTCCACTTTGACCACCCCGTTTCAAAATAAAAAGAGCAGCGAAATCGCCCCTCTTTGTTATAAAAGCCTTATTTTATTCAAAATTAAAAACAGCTCATGGCTGCCCTACTTGTTTACATGTATGTAGTTAATACTGATCTGCTGATAATGCCTTTTCTATCATTCTATTATCTACTTCTTTAACATGTTCAATTGTTACTTCATCAGAAGCCACTGGGCTCTTTCCAGTTAGCTTTACATAATCGTCGGCACAGATAAGACTTACTTTACCGAAAAGCTCAATCTCGTAAACTCTGCCACCCTTATTACATAAGTCACATGCAGTAGCAATCCGCATACTGAGCGTACCATCAGGAAGTCCCCAAACTTCAACTTTTGTATCTTCCTTGATACCGCAAAATTCTAGCATATCGTTTGGAATACTAACTGTTACCTGATTTTCACCTTTCTTCAAATCAACTACTCTACCTAAGAATGGAGACTTTTCATTAGGTGGCATGGGACGCATAAACTTATCTGGATTCATACTCATCTTCCTCTCTATGTTCTAGAAGTCATATTTGTGAAATTAACATAATTCCATCTGCCATCATGGAATTACCATCCTGTACCTAAGCTACCATTTGTATAATGAATAGAACCTGCATTAAAACCAAAGTATCCACCACCTACATTAATCCCATTACATTCGATTGATTGTGTCGTTGCAACAGGATCTTTGGATTCAATCCGAAATCTATTTTCATTGTTGTAAATGTGACCGATGTAACTTCTACGTTCTCCACCGCCACGGGGATAAAAACTGAGTCCCGCACGATCCGTTCCAACGAGTGCCATCATTTCACCATTGTTTGTGATTTCAAGTGGCGCATTCATATAGTTCCATCGGTTCACATGATTGTGCCAAATAACATTATCTTTTGTACCAAGTGCAATTGTAGAAAAAGGAAGTGTACCGTTCACGACTTCTCCATGTGTTGTATCCCAGTTATACACGGCAGGAACGTCACCTTCCACCAACTGAATACCTGAAACAGCAATTGCTTGCATATTATTTACGAGACCCTCGCCAAATAAATCGATATAAACATAACCATTTCCTTCTTCATAGTTACTCGGAACAGTGAAGGTTAAAGCATATCTTACTATTTTCCCCGTTTGAATGCTTGGTGCATCGTAAGTTTTTGATGCTCGTCCAAGCTCCACGGGAGTGTCACCGTTATATGTACCAAATACCGCTCTCATGATTGGCTTGTTTGTAATGTTTACACGATTATCATTGGTAGTTGCTCTGAAATGAGCCGACAATGTGTATTTCTTACCTGGCTTTACCCCTTCAAATAATGTAAATCGAATCCAATTTGACAAATCTATCCGCATCGGATTAACCATTGGCTCATAATTGTTAACCACTGGTTTTTCAATATATGGATTGGACATAATTGTCCATGTAGGACTGTATTCGATTTTCAGAAAATAAGTATTAAAAGTATTAAAAGTATTAAAAGCAATGTGCGAAAAGTCATGATCTGGAATGAGATTCTTCCTTGGTGTGACTGAAAATTTCTGCCCACGCTCATCTTCAAAAAAGAAGTCAGCCATTTTTGCTGTAATACCATTTTTATCAATCGTTACTTTATCACCACTAATTTTAATGACATCAGCGTCAATTCCTTTTGCTGTTAGCCATTTAACTATTGTATCGGCATTAATATGCAGTTTTTCGGCATCAATTGTAATCTTACCAGGTGACATATTAATAGAAGTCATGATGCCATCCTTTAAAATTTGTGCTAGAATCCCTTCATCTAACACTTCTAACCTAGATTCCGTTTTCTTTACATAGGCATTATACGTCTCATTTATAAACGTTTCTTGTTTTCCAGAAATAATTGAAACGCCTTCTACATTTGCTGTGATACTTCTTTCTAACTCTGTCACTTTCTGATTATATTTATCGGTAGCTACTCTATTCGCGATATCTTCCATCATCTTGTCAACATCAGTTTGATCTTTTAGGTGTAACCAAAATTCTGTAGCTACTTTACCTCGCTGCAACATAGGCATACAGAACCAAGCTCTACCATTTCTTTGTACGTATGGTCGAAACCTTACAAATCCAGTTCCTGCTGGAGCTTTAGCTGTACAAATAGCTCTGATCCACGTATTAGTAATGATTTGAACTCTTTCCCTAGCAGTTGAAATTCGGGTTGTTTTATTCGATTGCCAAAATTCCATCTCAATAAATACACCATTATCAATAGGAACTTTCCCATCAGTGTTAAAGTATGCAGAAATAACAATATCTTCATTTGGAGAACAATCTATAAATTGACCAAAAGCACCCCACCATACATCCTGGGCTTGTCCTGTAGTGTGCATAGAAAACGAATTGTATCCTTTATACTTTAGGTTAGGATCTACAGAGTGCCCAGTAGCCCAACCCCAGTATTTATTCCCTTGAGTAAAACCAGCGTCACGAATCTCATTAATAGATCCAAGACCGCCTACATAGTTCTCAACATCTTTCATTTTCACAGCCATCTCAAGTGCGTTAGAATGTTGTTTAATTGTAGCTTGCGCTTCAGAAAGCTGTTTACCTTGTGTATTTTGTGTTTCTTGTATCTTGCTAACGTTTTGAGAAATACCTTCAGCGTTTTTTTTCTACTGCTGTTACACGCTTGTCAAATCCACCCTGATTATTTTCTACTTTTGTTACTGTTTCTTTGATTCCATCCACACTTTTTTCAATCTCTGTTGTTTTCTTGATGAATGCATCATTTGTTACTTGATCTTCCGGTGCTGGCGTCCATGCAGTTGTTACTGTGCCAATTTCTAATTTAAGCTTTTCAATTAACGTTTCCCCAGTGAAATCACGTGCTAAAGCATAAACCGAAATTTCTTTAATAGGCTTATCCATTACTACAGCGCTCGCTGTGAACCTTTCCTGGTTATACTGTTTACCTAGTGTTAGGCGGTTTTCTACGCGGCAACTCGGATATTGAAATGTATTGTCTGCGAAAGTAATTTTCACTTCAAAACCAGCCCATTTATTCGTTGTACCCCATGCGATAACTTTACCTGTAAATAGGAAACTCATAGCAAGATTCTTACCCTGCATTAATGTGGCTGCATCCTTCGCTACATCAAAATAGGTATGTGGCTTGTTTTCCCCAGTCTTCACCAAATGTGATTTAGTAGCTGTTTCTAGTAATAGATTTCGGACACCAATTTCCGTATTTTCAACTTTCTTTTCCACACTTGTTAACTTCTCACTAATCGTACCTGCTCGTTCTTCAATTTCGGTTGTGGTTTTCTTAAGATCATTTGCTGTTTGCTTCACATCAGAAATAATCTGTTTTGTACCTTCAACAGTATCTTCCACTGTATTCAATTTATTAGTAATTTCACCGTCGTTTTTTGTTAACAATTCAATAGATTTAGTAAAAATTTCATTGGTTTGTTTCATTTCAGATACAGTTTTATTAATTTCACCTTGAAAGTTTTGTACATTTTTAATTGTTAGAGAAACCTCTTGGAGATTTTCTGTTACTTCCTTGAATTGACCCGAAGTTTCTTTTTGAGCTTCTTCCACCTTTTTATTTAATTCTTCTTTTGTGGATTCAATATTTTCATTGACTTGCTCAAGCGTTTCTTTCTTAACTGAATCCACATCAGGAACAACAGGATCCCATTTACCATCCTTCCACAATTTCAGAATACCAGGCTTACCTTTGCTAATATCTTGCCACAACGTTTTTCTATCCTTTACGTTTTCCGTTGGTGGATTTACACCTTCGATCATATCAACGGTATTGTTCTTCAAGTTTTCAGCCACTTGTTCAGCAATTTTCTTGGCTGCTTCCGATTCTTTTCGAATGGCTTCTGTTTCTGTTACATTTTCTTGAAGTTTCTTATCTAACATATCTAGTAATTCTTTAGATGCTTTATTTGATAAGCTACCCATGATTTGTGCGTATAACCTATCGATAAGGCTTCGTGTATCTGCAATTTCACGATAGTCACCAAAGATATATTTATCTTTTGATGGATCCGTGTCACATTCATCAGCTGCTATTAATCTAGCTTCTAAGAAAAGTGGTGGACTAAACCCGGTATCTTTTATTCGTACTGTATCGCCTTTACGAACCGCTTCATGAGATAAACCAAACACTTTTTCAAGTGCAACTGCATCAACTTCATACAAAGTAGAACTATCAATTCGTTTCTTTAATTCTGCTTCGGTTAACTGTTTGAGTCGCTGTTTCGTCATATTTTGGTCTTCTGTTTGCGGTGAATAAATGTCAAATAAATGCTTACCATCTTTCGACCAGCGTTGTAACACATCATCGTTACTTACGTACAACTTACAATCATTGATATATTCAAATGTTAGAAACTCTTCTTTCCCGATATCAGGATTTTCTTTAGATGGACCAACACCTACAAGAGCGGTTATTACATTCTGGCTATTCTCAATACGACGGATGCCTTGTACATCTTTTCCTAATAAGAATTCTTTTCCATTTTCACGTCCAACCTTTTTTATTAAGTCCACATACCGACCGACAATAAAAGATCCCAGTATTTCTGTTCTAAAACGAATCTCAAGTTCAAACGTAGATGCGATTTGTTTTAAGAGATCAAGCAGATTTGTGAAATCCTTAATATTAATGGTACGTATACCAATATACTCAGTCATCCCACGTTTCCATTCTGTACCTTGTAAAGCAAAGTCTATAGCTTCATTAACTGTAGTAGCTTGCAAAGTTTGTGGTTTAATTACGGTCGCTTTCTTTAGTTTTGTATGTTCACCAAGTGCATAAATCTTTTTTGGACGACCTGTTGTATTTTGCTCTGCTTCCGTAATAACGTACGAAACAAAAGTACCATCTCTCGTTTGTTTAACAATAAGATTTTGTTGCATGAGTTTGGCAGATTCTTTTGTACCATCAGATACAGTAAATTCAAGCTTGTCTACATTATTTTTAAGCTCCCACTGGCGCTTATCATCCCAGTAATCTTCTTCTTTTATAACTCCAATAATTTGCTCTGTTTTAAAGTCCACAATGTGTAATAGATTAGTTGCTTTACTCATCTGTAACGCTCCCTATATGTGACATCTACCTGTCCAATGTTGTTTGGGGATATTTCGATTTCATTCTTTCCTTTTTCAATACGTATATAGTCACTCATAAAATCCTTTATATGTATCGCATCCGCTCCGTTAATACGAATACTCGCATCCGATGAATCGATTTCTACAAGATCTCCTTTTTGAACAATATAAGGTATTTGACGTTCTGTATTGCTATTTACCTTTTGTACTTTAATGTCATGTACAGCTGCAATTAGCGAAGGCGCATCATTAAAAGCACATATATGCACTACAATTTGAGCGACCTTTTTCATAAAGCTATTGCCCGTATCGTACCATTGAGCAAATCTCTCCGTATGATAATTCCCTTTTTCATCAATTAAAGCAATATCTCCCACTTCATCAATTTCATTTTCTAAATTTTCTTCCACAACATGCGCATATCTTTGTAATTCTCTAGCAAGATCACTCGCAAAATCATTCATATTAAGTATGCTCCTTTGCGATAATAGTCAATGTTTGATACATTTCATCATCATTCATTGGTGGCTCGATAATATCAAAGATACGATCCTTCATTTTAATTCGCATTTCTGCTGTAATTCCCGATGTATAAGGGATTACAAAACGATAAACCCGTGTAGCCTGTGAAGCTGAAGCTTCCATATACTCAGATCCTTTCACTGTTTTTATCATTGACCATGCTTTTTTTACTTCTTGCCAATCTGTTTCGATTACTTGGTTTAATTCATCTTTTATTACTACAGGTTGTTCAATGCTAATTCGATTTCTAAAATCACCGGAATTCAGTGGTTTTTTGTACTGAAAAGGACGCATATTAATCACCGTCCAACTTTATTTCTTCTAAAGCTTTTGCAATGCCGAAACTATTAATTTCTGTTAAAAAGTTTTCAGCAAAATACTCTAGTGCATCATTATAAACATAACGAGAACGCTCAAAAACTAATTCTTTGAACGTCTCGTCTTCTTTTATGTCATATGCTCCACAGTCTTTTATTAAAGCCTTATTGGACGCAAAAAGGATACGTCTCAGGTTATCATCTTCATCATCACCTAAACGCATCCTATCTTTGAATTGCTGTAATATTTCATTTGAAATTACTGTATCCATTCACATCATCCTTGTGTCGGTGGCGTTACTTCTTCAAGTTTCAATGTGTAAACTTGTGAAGTATATTTATCCTTTGGCTTACCTGTAGCATATTGTTTAGCAATATAAAGTGTTGCATCTTCTAAAGCTAGTGTTTCATTATACTTTTGGATTGGCTCATTTCCACCCATTGCTGCAATATACTCTCCTTTAACGAAAAATAGCACTTGTCCTTGTGGTACAAATACTGATTCTGTAGGAGTTGGATTGAATGGTAAGCTCGTCACATACACTCCAGCTGAATTTTGAATTGTAGAATTTGCTTGAATATCAAAAGTATCAAATGGGTTTGTTATCATAACTACTTTCCAGCAATATTTTTAGGTCTGTCTGCATCTGTTTTGCCATCAGGATTTAACTTTTTAGCTAATAATTTAACCACGCCTTTTAATTCATTGATTGTTTTACGACCTGGTTCAAAAGTTAAAGTTCCCGCTGGTTTTTTATCTGGATATACTCCATTCACTACATTTCCACTAGGATCTTTTAATAAACCAATCGGTTCTTCTTTACCTGTACCTACTACAAAACCACGCTCTAAACCTACTGACATTGCTTCTGAAATCATAGTACGAACATAACGTTCTACCCATACGGGGCCAAGTTTAAGCATATCATTCGCTAATGGAATAAATGCCGTTAATTTCAGTTGAGTAATAGATTCTTTTCGGAATGTAGCATTTAATTGCCCTTTAATATCACCAAATAATGGTCCCCATACAGCCGCACCCTCTGGATCTCCGTAAATAAATTCCGTAACAGCTCCTAAATTCTCTAAACCGATATGCTCTAACAGCGGATGACCTTGAACTAAATCGTCAAAAATGCGTTCTTGAGTTGTTTTAGGTAAAGTTTCAGTGGATTTAAAACCACCTTCTTCTACAACTGCATTAAAGAACTTCATTTCTTCACTTGTTAATACATTAGCGCCACGAGATTGCATAATAGAACGATCTACCATTGATTCATTTACTTGGTTCAAAATATCTGAACGAACATCTGTAGCAAGCGCTTCAATCATGGAGTTTAATGCTACTGATTGTTCTTCTGGTGTACCTTCCTGTGTCGCTTTCGCAAATGCTAGTTTCTTCTCTTCAAAATTATTAAATTTGATCACCATATTTTATTTTCCTCCTAAAGTTAAAAAGAGCGTACTCAGATTCTGTTTTGTATTAACAGGCTCTTTAATAGGCTCTTTTTGTTGGTTTTTACATTGATTTAATTCATTTTGCATTGATTCCATTTTAACTTTTAATCGAGCAAGTTCCTCGCTTGTATTGTCTTCCACAGTTGTTGCAGTAGTAGTGGCAAAGCCAATCTCAACAGCTTCGTTTGCGCTAAACCGGGTTTCCTCATTGACCATATTACGAATTTCTTCACGTTCAATATTTGCCCGTGTCATGTAAATATCTATGATGCCATCCTCTAATTTCTCTAGCATTTCGGCTTCTTTTCTCATAAGCGTTTTACTGCCCCATACAACTGTAGCAGCCTCATGAATCATCAACATCGATCCAGCTCCCATGATTAATTCATCTGCTGCCATCGCTATTACAGATGCCGCTGAACAGGCACATCCATCTACATGTATTTTAACCTTTCCTTTATGTGACTTTAGACGATTGTATATAGCGATCCCATCAAAAGCACTACCGCCAGGGGAATTAAGGTGAATAACTAAATCGTTATTCCCTGCTGCTTTCAAAGCATTATCAATATCAGCTGCAAAAGTAGATTCCCACCACCACGATTCACCAATATCTCCGTAAATCGTCAATTCACTCACTCCATTGTCTTCATCATGGACCACAGCAAAATTATGTGGAATGTTTGCTAACTGCTCATTGTATTTTTGATTCTTAAAACCAAATTTACGTTTCATCTGTTTCATTTTCTTTTTCACCTCCTTCGGATTCATTTAATTTCGTATAGTTCTTTGTAATATGATGGATATTTAAGTTTGGATCATCCGAATCTTCATAATCTACCTCTGATCGAATCTCATTTCCTGTAAATGCACTTGAAGAAATGAGTTTATCAATACTTGTCGCAAGATCAAATATACTTTGGTAGGAAACAGCCTTAACCTCAATTTTTTGTCCTGAAAGATACTCTTCTTTCTCAAAGAATTTAACGTTCACTTCATCTGAAATCTTTTTTAATAAAGGTTTCACTGTGAAAAGCATATAATTTTTCGTTTGCTTCTCTACATCAGCCATTTCGCCATATAACAAAGCGGTGGGAATACCAAAAGCCATCGCTACTTGATTTAAAAAGCCATTCGTTACTTTATTGATTTCTTCCACACTTTGCCCAGAACTTCCATTGCCAGATGATGTCTCACTAAATTTAAAACCAGGTTGTTGAGGTACAATTGCAATATCTTTTTCTCCAAATGCTTTATACATTTTCTCAACAAACTTTTGTAATTTCCC